ATGCTACACCTAACGAGTCAGACTCAATACGGAAGGCTAACTGACGCCCACGTAGGCGGGTATATACCTGACCAGTAAACTCTTGAACGTTGTACGTTGGAGCACCGGCAAAGTCATCAGCACTAATTACTTCTGGGTTGTCAGCCGTGCCATAAGGCGCACCTGAGTTTCTACGTGGTTTAACTTGCATGGTTACAAAGGGGTTATTGACGTTAGAACCATTAAAGTTAATGTCGGGCAAAATGCGCCAGACAAAACCAAAGTTGTGTCCATCCCCAATGTCAAAGTCAGAAGACTGTATATACGCATTAATTGGCACGGGCTCAATCCCAGATACGTCATCTACGGCAGACTCATGGTACAAAATACGACTATTAAAGTCAGCAGCCATGGGATATGGTCGAATACCAGAATCTAGCCAAGCCGTGCGAGCCATAGAACCGTAGCACCAAGTACGCTCTAGGTAGTTGTAAATAACATATTTATTAACGGTGTTACTGCCCTGAGAGCAATAGAACCACCAAATCTCGTTATAACCCTCGTTAGAACCACAGAATACTTGGAAGGCTTGGTCTCTATTAATATCTTCAAAAATGTACTGCCAGAGCGAACAAGGCAAGGTCTCAACACGACCTGAGTATTGATAAAACTTATCTACACCCATCCAATAAGTCACGTTGTTAATCGTAATAGCAGCGTTGGGAGACATGATGGATATGTTGTCCATTAATACCTGAAAGCCCCAAACGTAGGGTGGTCCTAAATACTGCATAGAGTAAATGGCAGCATCAGTCCAAACTAAAATTTCTTGTCGGGTGTTGCGGGCGCACATAATAAATGACCCACTAGATAACCTAAATTCACCAGACTGGTTGGTTACTGCTGGTACCCATTCGTAGGGGTTTTCTTGATCAGACCAACGTACTAATAATGGGTCAAAGGTTGTAGAGGCTGTTGTTGGGTCATATGGATTAGCACCCATACAAATAATAAAGCGCTGAATTGCCGAGGCTACAACCTGTAAAGTTTGAGTGGGAACCCGTGTGCCATCATATCCAGCAGCGGTTGACTGAGTTGCTAAAGACTGAGCTCTTACACCTAAACCGCCTGCTAACCCACTAGGGTAAGCCTGCCCAGCAGGAATCCAATAAGAAATAGAACCTCCACGGGGGGCTATAAATAGGTATTCACCATAGTTGTCATTAGTCCAAAGACGCAACTGCTGCCCAATACCAACTGTAGCCGCATTACCCCAGCCACGAGTACCACTCTGAGCATAGACTGTAACTGTACCCCCACCCGCACCTACAGTAGATGTTGCATTAGCTTGTACGGTTATTGTGTAGGCGTTAGCATTTGCAACAGTCGGATAAAACAAAGTATTAAGTAAAACCGCTGGAACCCCACCCGTAGCCGTAGCACCAGAAAAAATAACCGCATTACCGTTGGATAAACCATGGGCTACTTGAGTTACTGTAACTACGTTACTGCCGTTAGTTGTAGCAAAAGGATTGGTTAGAGTAGAAGTTGCCCCTGTAACAGGCCAAGAACCAGCGCCCCAGCCATTACCTATAGTGTATGTATTTAAACCAATAGGCTGTTGGTAAGCAATATCAGTAGCAGCTCCCCCGCCAGTTGCGGAAGCGTTCGCCGTTACAGGTAACGTAACTGTATAAGCCGTTGAATTTATTACAGAAACTACAGAATATTCTGCATTTAAAACCGTTGCAGTCACATTACTTGTGCTGATATTAGCAGCATTTGAAATGGTTAAATAGTCACCTACACTTGGGCTATATGCACCATCCACAATAACCATAGCATTTGACCCACTAGTAATCGTAAAGGCATTAGCTACGTTTGCAGAAGTAACTGTTACTGGGGTAACGTCGTTATACGTACCACCCTGCTCTATGTAGTACTTGATGTTTGTGCCAACACCTAAATAGTTTGAGCCATTTAAACCAATCCAGTTCCATAAAGATCTTGCCAAACCCAAAAACTGAGCATTAGCCATACGAGTCCAACCACCAATCTTTTCAGGAAAACCAGAACGAAAGCGCACCTTGTCGGCATCGTACCAACCACCTTCGTTGGAGTAATCTGTACCTTCTCGGTTAAGACCTGGGCGGAACTGTAGTTTTTGTAATGGCATACGGGTTTACCCTAAGATAAGAATAATGCTCGTTCGTCGTTTCTACGAGTTACCAAGCCTTTCAGTACTTTACCCCCAGCAAGCGTATATTTCAAGAACTCTTCTGCCGCTTCCGCCATATCGCCTCGAATAACTTTCTGACGGAGGGTGCTGCGCTGTAGTGTTCCCAGACCAACATTAAAGCTAAAGCTAACAAGAGCATCGAACTGACCTTGAGTGAGCTTAACGGGACAGTAGCGTTCAACACCTCGTTCAAAGCGGTTAAGATCGTCTCGAAGAATGTCATCTACTTCCTCCATCGAAAAGGTACGGTCATCTTTGTACTCTAGTGGGTAAGCATCCCGTTCATCTATCTTTAACGCACCTTGCCGTGGGTAAAGTACATGCCCAACACCAATCGTCCACAATTTTGCGGGACACCGATATGGACGCTGGCGAACACCCTCATGGTGCTTAATCATCTTTATGGCTTTATCGCTTACTTTCACTTCTTAAATGCCTGTGTGCCAAACCAGAAAGCAATAATAGAAGCCAGAATCTGCATCTCTTGATCGTCAAAAATCATAGTCACAGACTCAGCAAACGCAGCTCCAGAAGACCATGCCCACCAAATTGAGGCGATGTCGACCACAATTAACAGGAAGACAAACAAATAAGTCACCATCGGACGAACCGAGGCACGAAGGTTTATGACCCATTGGGAAGCACCTTTGCCAATCTCAATGTCGTGAGCATACATAGCGGTGCGTTCTTGGGCTTGTGTTTCCATTGCTACTTGCTCGGTGCGGATCTCTTCTACACGGGCTTGGGCAACATAACCCGCCTCTAGCATCTTAAGTTCACGCTCCATCTGCATGGCAGCCATGGCGAGCTCGTGCTTCTTGTCGCCCTTGTCTTGGAAGAAGTCTAGCAGTTTAGGCAGTCCACCCATGAGGAAGGACAGCGCTGTGGATATTAATGTGAGCATTATTTTTTAGCCCTTTCTTCTAAGAGTTTGACCCGCACATGGAGGTCTTGAATATCTTTGTGTAGCTCTGCTTTTAGGGTATGACGTTTTTCTGCGGATATTGGGCTGTCGGTGGGTACGCCTTCATTAGTGATTAGGGCTGGCATCTTGCCTTCGATCTTAGTAAGACGCTCTTGGAATGAAGAAACCTGACCGAGTAGCCACGCTATACAGGCTACAAGAATTGGAATCACCGCCTTCATAATGTCTTGCATATTCATTTTTTAGACCCCCATACTATGTAATAAGCAATCCAGCCCGCAGCCATAAAGCACCAGAACTGTACCCATTTAACCTTTGATAGCTCGGCATCAAAGTACTTCTTATCTTCTTTCTCAAGCCGTTCAATCTCGGTCTTGATGTCTAGCACCTTTTGCCATTCTTTGGTGCCGTGCTGCTTTATAAAGTCCACCCTTAGTTTGTACTCTTCATCCGTAATCTTCTTGCGGTGTTTGTACTCTTCAAGGGCTTTAAATATTGCCCGTTCTTTCCTTAACTCTGCTTCTCTACGCTCACGAATCCTTGCGTTTGCTTGCTGCTTTGCAACATCTACTGCTTCCTTCTGTACTTCTTCAATGTTCTTGCCAATCTCTCGACCAGCTTCCCGTCCAGTTTTTATCCCTTCACTGATGCCTTTAGCACCAGCCGATAACCCCAGTTCGTCTGACATATCTCATTAGCATTTAATTTACTTGTATAGCAAAACTATAACGATGAGTTTTTACAACAGGAGATATGCTTAAGATCATATGGGGTATGCTGCCATCAAACAAAACAACTCTGCCTGGTTTATATAAGCAGGTGTACTCGGCTTCAGATAAAGTGTCATCCATAAACAAAGTATGTCCGCTCCAGTTAAGATCCCACTCTACATTAGCGTAATACAGCAAAGTTAATCCGTCTCTATCTGTATGGACAGTGGCACATTCACTTGGTGGCGACAAATTAACTCGTGCTTGTTTGATACCCCTATCTAACAATTGGTACTCATCGTTTATCTTTTTAAACCCAGGAGAGTTTAAAAAACCCATGCTTGCTATATCTTCTATTGAATAAGACGAATAAAGCTGCGTCTTATTTGCTCCGTCATAATCAGATCCATCTGATTTAAAAAAAGAATTTTTTACAAATTTGTACCATTCAGTTCGTTCATTGTAAGTAAAACAATCATCGTAAACTTCAAGCAATTTATTCGAGCTGGTTGGTATTTTTACCCGCTTCATTTATAAAGTGCTTCCACCAAATGACATATTGGCTACCACAATGGCTACATGCTGTTCTGGCTCTTCAAGGCTATGCCCACAATCACTGCACATTTTGGCAGCAAGCTCGGCTTCAGAAACATCGTATCCACAGTTAGGACAGTAAATTTCAATCGTATGGCGTGGCTTAAATTCACCACCGTCCATTGAATCTTGTATTGTTTTAATCATGTGATTTCTTTCCAGTTAAGTGTTAATTCGTTCTAGTAGTATTCTAG